GGCAACTACAACAACTCCCGATGGGGCAGTTAAGATTACAGTTGATGATAAACAAGAGTTATCAGTAGACCCAACAATTGCTGGTGTTAATTGTTCGGATCCTCTTGATGTTCTTGGTATTGCTCAACGTGAATCATTTTTAACTACTTTTGATTGGACTGTTGCAGATGGACCTGAAACTCACTTGTGGAATGTTAGAGTAGATCCTTGTACCTGGGCTGAAAATAGTAATGCATTTTACTTCCCATCAACGGCAGTTGCAGCACTGCCTTTTAGGTACTGGACTGGAACCATTAATTACAGGTTCCAAATTGTGTCTTCTGGATTTCACAGAGGACGACTTAGATTCGTGTATGATCCAAATTTTGGAGCAACCAGTGAATATAACACGAATTATTTAGAAATTGTAGATATTAATGAAAAGAGTGATTTTACTATTTCCATTTCCAATGGACAAGATGTTACATGGCTTGACCATATTGAACCAGGTTTTGATTCAATAGCAACATCCTATAATGTATTACCTTTTGGTAGTAAAGGTCCAGGTAATGGAGTATTATCTGTAAGAGTTGTTAACGAGTTGACAACTCCTAATAGTACTGTAAATAATGATATTCAAGTTAATGTATATATTTCAGCTGGGGACGATTTTCAATGTGCAGTCCCCTATGATCAGATTGGTCGCTTTGTTCTTAAACCACAAAGTGGTGTTTTAGAACCACAAAGTGGTACTTTAAAGGAAGGAGAAGGACCAAATACTGATGAAACAGATGCACCAATGCAAGAAGAATCTGATCGTGTAGGCATTGCGCCTGACCCATTAACGAATATTGCTTCCGTTTTTATGGGTGAAACAATCAAGTCTTTTAGACCTTTATTAAAACGTTATGTTTTACATGAGGCTTTTGGACCTGAAGCTGCTTCAGCACGAACAATGTTTGGAACTCGATGCATTTATCCTTATTGTAGGGGTAATGTATTAGATGCTGTACACGAAGCTGTAGGTCCTGTACCTTACAACTTTTGTAATACAACTTTGTTCCATTGGATTTCTACTGCTCATTCTGGACATCGTGGATCGATGAGATATAAGATTATTCCTCGGGGTAATCGTAGTTCATCTGACACAATGGTTGGAATGATTGAGCGAGCCGATTTTCCAGCTTCTGGTGACAATTACTTGCAGAATAATGCAGCTCAGTTTGTGTATACAAACAATAATGAAGCTGCTGCAGCCGCAGTACTTGGCGCTGGAACAACTGGAGAAACACG